TACCAACAGCTGTTATTGATGTTATTGTTCTAAAATATTTAGAACCAGTAGCAGTACCAGCATTTGCACCTGTTATGGATTCTGTTTGAGCATCTCCATTTACATCAGTTCCAACTACGGTAAATGATTTAGCTGCATCATTGCCAGCAGAAAGGATCGTTACAATCCTTCCGCCAACATTGGTAACAGAGCCACCGTCAGCTAACGCACCACCTATTGTAAGTGCTGCATTATTTCCAACTGCTGCTGCTGTTGATATTCCATCTGCATCTAAGGCTTGAGCATCGGCAAGAATAAACTTACCCTGAACATCTGAGCCTGTTAATCTACCTGCCATAAGTTACTCCTTAAATAATGCCTGTAAGGTTAATTAGTGAATAATCTGTTGTTACATTAACAATCATAACTACACCAATTACCTGAATAACATCTCCTGCTGCTGGTCCAACTGCTCCTGCTGCTCCTAAAGGTACTGCATGGTTACCCACGACTAATGTTCCTGAAGTTAATATTGTTGCTGGTCCTGAGACTGCAAACCAACCATAAGCACTGGCTGCCATATCAACTACTGTTACACCCATTGTTGCACCTGTAGTTGTTGCTGCTTGACCAATTAAAGCGCTTCTTGGATCAGGAATTAAAGTAATTCTTGAACTTGTTGTAATTGCTGTTGCTAAATCATCGTAGCAAGTAATAACAATAGAAGGATCGGCTGAATGATCATGTGCTGGATTAGATTTAATTCTAAGCATTTGACCTTCACCTGCAGCATCATTTACATAAAGATAACCATTTGCATATTGGTTAAGAGTTATGTCAGTACCAGCAGTCTCTACTGAGATTGCAGTTTCACCTGCTGCGACTCCTGCGGTTGGTGTTAAATCAAAGTGATTTGTTATTTTAGCAGCGTGTGTAACACACTTACCTGCTGTAACAGCTACTGCTGCCAATCTACCATAAGCATAAACAGTATTACCATAAAGTAATCTACTACCTAGTGGAAATAATTGAGTAAGTCCTGAAGTGAAAGGATCAACAGTACCGTATTGGCTACCGCCTTTACCTACAATAAAATCAGCAGGTCCATATCCTGTTGCTGCGACATATTGAATGTGTCCACCATCATCAGTAAAGATATTACCATCTGCGTTGATTACCAACCCATCTGTTATCGCACCTGTTGTTGAATTTACGTCAATGGTTTTAAAACCATTTTCTGAACGGACTGCTCCGCTAAAAGTTGAATTCGCCATAATTTCCTCCCGGAAATAAGTTCTACTGTCTTGGCTTGTCTGCTAGGTCAGTCGGTAGAACAAGTTAATATATTCCTAGTTACTTGATTGTATATTAAATTTTAAATAAAAAAAAGGGGGCTGTTAGGCCCCCTAGGTAATTGTAGTTGAGTAATAAACGCTACAATAAATCGTTCGTATTAAGCTCCTTGAGAACCGTAAACGGCTCTAAAGTTAGAATATCCAAAGCTGTAACGCTCTCTAGCTTTATATCTCATATTCCCAGTATCAAAATCACCCTCTAATGCAGTTTGCATTGGAGATCTTTCGAAATACTTAAATCCATCAGGACAATCTGTTTTCAAGAAGAAAGCATCTGTATCTGTTAGATAATGGTTTACGACATAGCCGTTAGGCAGCATACCCATATTTTTCATTGCATTAATATCGTTGTCAGAAGTACCAACTCTACCAGGAGTTTGTAATAATCTGTCAGCAACAAATTGCAATTGAGGTGGAATAATTAACTTCATTCCTCTTAGTGCCACATTAAGACCTCTATCATCCGAGAATGTAGAAATATTAATTAATGCATCTTCAAGAGAAGTTTCATTAAGATCCGCCATAGTGGTTGCTCTATTCGCTAAAGTACCGCCGCCCCCTAAAGGGTGAGCAGTATTAATTAAAGATACGCCATCACCGCCAGTAGTATCGAACGCATTGTTCAGTACTGATGCAGCTTTGATTTGCTTAGTATTAGCCATAGATCTAGCTAATGCTTTAGTGTATCTCGCGCCAAGCCTATCATACAAGTTATCTTCAACAGCTTCTTCTGTAAGTGCGAATGCTAAAGCAACCGTTTCGTGAGTATAACGAGAAGTATATCCTTCGTTAGCTGTATCAAATCTGACACCACTACCTTCTGATTTTACTTCTGCATTACCAAATCCCACGATTAAAGTTTCTTCTTCAAACGCTCTATCAGAACTTTCTGAATCGAAAATTTCTGTATGCTCTGCTTCATATCTTGCATATTCCATACCGAACAAGGCGTTAAGGCCTGGCTCTAATTCTTTCGCTAATTGCGCTCTATTAATAGCCATTACTTATACTCCGGTTGGGTCTACGTAGAAATGTTCGTTAAATTTAACAATAACGTTTACATTTGCCGAGCCTGTTGTTGTGTTATCCGGATCAGAGGAGAATCCCATAATCCTAAACGTTGCAGTTGTTGCAGCAGTTGTCCCAGATAGCTCTACAGCAGACATACCAGTTTTGGTAGATCCAGCTGTATAAGATATATCTGCATTCAAACCAACATCAGTTTGAGCTGGAGAACCAGCACTCTGAATTTCGAATACAGCATTAGGGTCATCTTGTACAAAAGCTACAATATCAGTCGATACAGTTCCAGTAGGAAAGAAAGAACTAAAAACAACGTCTCCGCTGCTATTAGTAAACTGACATCCTCTGAATACGCCTACTGATTCATCACCAGCTGCTGATACTAAAATTGTACCAGTATTAAGCATTTTAACTAAATCGCCTGAAAAAATATTCCCCGAAGCTGCTGAAGCAATTTTATATTCTGTCATACCACCGTTGGCAACACCAGAACCTAATTTACCTACCAGCCTTGCTCCAAATGGGGCATCTTTGTTAGCCATAATAAGTCACCTTATATTTTAAAATTAATTTTTGACGATCAACTACGTTGACCACCTCCAAAAGTTACTTTGCTTGTTCTTTCCGGTGTTAAAATCGGAGAGTTAGGATCGGATTCCCTTAAGAGATCATTGTCCACAGCTTCTTGCTGGGTTCTTGCACGAGCATTAAAATAGGAGTTTCTTTCCTCTCGCGTCTCATTCGGGATCTTAGCCAAAAGCAAACCGCCAACTGAAACTACCCCTGCATGTTTACCGTCATCAATAGTAGGAAGTGCGAAATCACCTATCTCCTCGGATCTAACAAGGTCGAAACCTTCTCTCATCCTAGAAGTTACATTCTTTCTGTCTTCGTTACCAGCGAGTTCAGCTCTAATCCACCTGTAAGTATAACCTTCAGGCGCGGGGGGAGTATCCAACATTGATGGTGGACTCCAGGGTTTGCGAGCTTCTTTCGTTGCTCGAGTGTCGGCAGAACGCGAAGTTCTGTTTAAATCTTTTTTATTATCTTCTGTCATAATTGTTACCTTTTAACATATCTTGCGTACTCTGTTAAGGGTACGTTTAATCTTTTAGCCATCTGAACTTCAGACGGAGACAATTTTACTTGTCTTTTATTAGAGCCAGTATTACCAGCTACTCTTCCAGCCGAAGCCACTTTTTGTTGAGGCTTAGATTGACTACTAGAAGATTCTGAAAACTTTTGAGGGAATGCATTACGAATTCTCTTGTCTACTTCAGTATAGTACTCATCTGTTCCAAGGTCAAAGCCTTCATTTCGTAACTGCGCATGAATAGTATAAGCACTTGTAGTCATAATTTCATCTTGACCAAACCATTCGTTTTTTTCTATCCAAGATTCATCTGTTGAAGTGAGTTGTGGTTGCTGTTGTACTGGTTGTTGTTGTGGAATGTAATCTTGATAATTTGCTTGTTCTTGAACATTTTGTTGATGTTCTAATTGTTGTTTAGAAACATTAACTTTGTTTTCTTCTATTGCAATTTTTGAAAGTACATCTTGAGCTTTGCCCACTTTGTCATAATCAGCTACTTCGTGCGCATTTTTTAATGCTGCTAAAGCTTGAGATTTTTGTGACTTAAGTCTGCTTTCAGCTTCATTTAAATAAGACTTATCACTAAATGATGATTTAGTTTTTAAGTTTTCATTTTCTGTTGCTATTCTTTTTGCATACTCATAGGCAGATTCTTGACCACGCTCCGCTTCTCGCAACTTACGAGTTAGATTATTAATAC